TTCTAAGTCAGACATACCAGTCGCAAAGTTAGAGTAAGTTCTAATCCTTGTAGCCCTAGCTTCATTCTTCCCGCGCTGAACCTCAACTAAAGACTGAACAGTTCTCTTCCCTGACTCCAGCCCAGCCTGAGTTTGCATTATAGCCAAATCATCAAACGCAACTTCTTTTTGGCCCTCAAAGAAAGCTTCCATGCTAGAGTCGATATCTCTGTTGAAAAGCAATGTTGCTTCGTTGCTTGCGAGGTCATCAAAGTATTGTTGATAGCGCATATTCTGTTGCTGCGCGGCTTGTGCTTCACCGATAATTCTATCGGTAATCATGTTTTCTGCGGTTTGCTTAGACTCTTCTTCCTGTGCTCTAGCGGCTTCGTTGCCACCCATCAGGCTTAAGCCCATTCCTAATACTTGGAAAAAACTCATTAGAATATTAACTCCGCTACTAGACCATTTATTTGCAAGTTTAGTGGTGCATCTTGCGTAATGGTAATCTGTGGGTCACGACTATAACCCATCAACCTAAACTCTTTCTTTCCAGTAAACGCCGCTGTCTGTAAGGACAGATCATCAGTTACGTTTCTAATAATCAAAGCGGTGCCATTTACCTTGCATGATAAAGTACTGTTCAAATCTAAGTAAACGCTACCTAAGCTTCTAGGCGTTCCCGTTAAAGGGCCGGTGCCAACAGAAGCGTCAATAGGATTTGTGGTTAGCTCTACGTTGAACTTATATCCAATCTCAGCAGTTGTTAGGGATGCATCAACGCCAGAAACATCTACATTGCCAGAAGTCACAGTAAACTCTCCAACAAAGTTATTACCGTCTACAACCTGAACAACAGCCCCATTATTAAAGTCAGAGGAAACATTAAATACACCAGCCGTTCCGCTGTACTCTTTAGCCATGTCTGTATTAAAGCCAGCATTGAACTCACATAAAACAATCTTTTCTGTGCCATCACCTAAATCATATTCAACATTAGCAAACACACGATCATCAATCGTTACAGTCGAATGGAATACACCATTGGTAGTAAACTCAACCCAGCCAGCGCGTTGCTCTGCTCGATTGGAGTTAAAGACTGCCATCGTGCCATCGTCATTTAAAATAAAGACATAGCTCTCAGACCTGCTTAACGCTCCATAAAGCGTGTTCATTTCTATTGGTGATTTAATTAAGTGTGATGATATCGTTGATATAGGGCTAGCAACATATGCAGCCTCACCATCGCTAAAGATATACTCCCTAACAATCTGACCGCCCTTTTGAATAAACAGTGTTGCACCATCAATTGCTTGCGGTCTTTCATAACCAGAACCAAAAGGTGTTTGACGCCTGACCTGTGCATTGGTTGGTGTTACCGGCTGGTTTTGAAACGCCGGTACATACATCTCAGAAGATGCAGTGAATACTTGCAAGTCACGATTAGAAATCAAATGACGGATTTGCTGAATCTCACCAACAGATGCAGTGAGGTGAATTGATTCATTGTCCTTCGCTTCACCAACATCAAAGTTGTAGTACGATGCAATCTTACTAAACCAAATTGAATCTGGCTGCGCCAAGGTTCCACCAAATACCAATCTGTTTTCATGGAATGTAACCGCTGAGGGAAAGCCCCGCAGCGATGAATAGGACTGCTCATCCCAAGATGTAGTTGGTGCATGTGTTGTTATATCTGGTGTGCCGCCACCAAGCTCAGAAGCATTAGCAGATGATCCAGCTGTAAATGTAAACTTATCATCACTAAGAACGCCCGCTACAGTGCGAGAGCCGTTAAGTTGGTTTATTGAAATGCCACCAATTGTGCCCGCATTTGATACCGTAATCGAATTGCCAACAGACAATCCATGATTCGCCAGTATAACCTCAATAACATTTGAGCCCTCATTGGTCTTAATAGAGTTTGCGCTAAGCGTAACCTTCAAGGAATCAAGTATATCACCAGTTGCAACAGTAGAGCTTGTCACGCCAGTAATCTCAATCTCATTGCCGTTGTATCTAACGGTTGTGCCTACATGCTTTGATGGACTGCTCGTATCCCAATACGCTCCACTGGTTGTTAGAGTTACGCCGCTGCCACTAGACGCAGACGGATCTAAAGTCATACCAGCAGACTGAAACTTGTAGTAAGGCTGATAAACCTTTGTTGCATCCGACTTTTGGTCAAACTGAAATGACTCAACCTGAAATGTGGTAAGCCCTGTTCTTACAAGTTGCTGTGGTACAAATGTTGGATGAGCTAAGAACATAACATCGCCAGCTTGGGCATATGTATATTCGTGCAAATAGTTATGATCGAAAGGAAGCGTTGCACTATTTACGTTGGCAGTAATCGTTTGGATTAATGAAACAGCACCAGTCGAAGGGCTTATCTGAAAGACACGGATCTTCTCATGCTCAAGCGAAATAATGTATTGCTCGTCATCAGAGAATATAAAAGGCAATAAGCGGCTTTGCTGCCGCTTTGATGTGTTGATTGCAATGTCATACTGGTAAATGTTTTTTAAACCAGATCGCTTAATTACCCCGCCCTCAGATCGGAGAAAGAAGTTCTCAACGCGCTGAGCCGATTGATTGTAGATTGGCGTGTCAGTCCTAGAATACAAAGAGGGGCTAACTTCACCAAACTGGAAGTTTGTTAGTGGAACCTTAACCTTCTGCATTATGTACGCCTATTTGATATAAACCGATTCGTGTTTAGCTTTCGCGTGGTTTGTTGCTGCGAGTCTAAGCCACGAGCTTTTATCATGAATATCTGAGCTTGCTGTGCCATTAGTCCAGCCAACCCCTGATCTCTCGCTAGACCAACAGCAAACACTGCGGCTAACTCATACTGAACAGCAACAGTAAAATATGAAGGCCAATCCTGTTCTTCTGCACGATATGTGTAATCTAAGACTAGCTCAGAAGAAGCGGATTCATCGCAAAACAATTTGCTTCCATATGTCTGATACTGAATGGGTGTGTCGTTTACAGTAACAGCATGTGTCATTAGCCAGCCACTAGGTAGCTGATAAGCCGCATCGAAGCGGCCAGTTGGCGCTTCACTCAATCTATTCATAACGGCTTGGTTTGTTGCAAACCGCCAGCGACAGTTTACCAAAGCAGAGCGAGCAACATCTTCATACATATTAGATGCGATCAATGCTTCGTTGTTGCCATCATCAAATGAAGTAATTGGCTCAGCACCAATAAGGATTAGAGCGCGACTGCAAACATCTATTGGTGAGCTTGCGTGTGTACTAGATACTGCCATGTCTAATCCTCTGAAAGAGAGAAGGGGGCCGTAGCCCCCGACCCTTTAGTTGTTGTCTAAGACTTCGTAAACGCCGTTGTCATCAATAACAACAGAACCCATAGACATCATTGATGTCGCAAGGTGTGACACTTTTTGTGGCACATAGTTTACTTCAGTCGTGACATCAGAGTTTACGCCAATGCCAACTGCTCGCATGTGGTACGCAAAGTTCTTACCACCAGCTACCGCAGACGTTGAGAAGATCTTGAAGCCCAAGAATTCTTTCATTGTCATGCCGCCGGCAAATGGCAAGTTTTGTGGACCAACAAAGTCAGATGATGCAAACTCATTGATGTTAAACAAGTCAGCAAAACCAGCAGGAGCCATAGCAATATAGCGCTGTCCGTCTTCTGGAATGTCAGCAGAACCGAATGTTTCAAAGATTGAAAGCAAGTCAGCTTTTGCCAAAGCGCCAGTAGTGTCAGCAATCTGAGTTGAGTTAGCACCAGCATCCATTGCTGTTGTGATAATGTCATCAGTTTTGCGACCCAATGCAGAAGCAGCAGACTCAGCAACAGCTTGACGCTCGTTGATATTGATTTTCAACTCGTCAAGTTTGTCGATGTATTCCGCAGCATAAAAGTCTGCCATGGTTGCTTCAACGTTGGTGTGCGCCAATTCCATTGCGGTAACGTCACCATTGCGTGTTTTAGTTGATGCTGCACCGGCTCCAATTTTTTGGAAGCGAGCAACAGAACCAGTTACGTTTGTTGAGCGAATAGTGTTGCGAAGCTTGGAACCCATGCGCTGATAAGCAAGATGCACATCGGTTTCAAACTGCTTGATAAAGGCTTGGTCGATTGTATTAGCCATTTTACAGTTCCTAAGTTGTTGTTACGGGCATCTGGTTATCCGTGTGGCATCATCAACGAAGGTATCCTATTGGGCTTCTCAGTGCATTACGGGCCGTGATGTTTCATGTGAAACATAATTTTTCGCAGGATTGCAACGCACAAATTCAACATATTGTGCATTTTTATAATCAGAGATGCCAACGGGCTCGAACCCAAGCCATGCAGCCCAATTCAACATTGACTCATAATCAGCCTGAATCGTCATAGAAAGCATGGGGTATGACTTATCAAAAAAGTTTATAAGCATCTTTGATCCGCGAGCTAACACAGTGAAGTTGTCTTTGAGCTTGCTGCTAAACATTGCAAACATCTGAGGTGTATCTTGGTCAAAGAACAGGCCACCAACGAAAACAATCTCGCCCTTACCGTCTCGAACAAGGTAGACCTCGCTCATCTCAGTCATTTCTTTTAGCGCATCAATGACACTGGTATGTCCAAGCTTGTATAGCTCTCGCACATTCTCTGGATGAATAACGTGTATGAACTCATACACATGATCCTCTTGAAAGGGGGTTAGGTAGTAAGACCCCCTCTCCATGATTTTGATCTCATCCATAAAGTTTCTGATACCCTTCATTTACTTTATTAACCCAATTGTCATCGCGTCTAGCTGGGTTCCAGTACCTTTCGTCCTTCATCATATCTTGCAATTCAACCTCGCTAAAGTTTGCAGCAATGTTGTTTTGCTCTGAAACGCTTGGGTCTTTCATTGCTGACATAATTGCCTCAAGCGCAACAATGCCCTCAGATGTTTCGCACATGCGTTCAATCGCTGGGATAGCCTCCTCTGGAAAGAACTGATTAGCAAACAGGTTCGCGGCTTCAATCCTAGCTGTAGAGTTCTCTCCTAGCTTTGCTGCCTCAGCTTCCATATCTGGCTCTGGCCCCATGCCATTCATGTACATCTCAATACCCTTTTGAAATTCCTCATGGGTATATCCATTGCCATGACAGTGCTCTGCCCATTGCTGAAGCATATCGCTCTGCAAGGCTTCTTCACTATCAATAAAGTCTGGCAACTCATATTCACCGGCGCTTGCTGGAACGCCTTCAGATGCCTGAGTTTGCAACTCTTCCATTAAACGATTGCGAACATCTTCTTCTTTTTCGCCCAGCTTAGACTCAAGCGCTTTGTATGCTTTGCCCAGATCAGCTGGGTCATTGAACTTTTCAGGAAGCCATTCAGGACGAAGGTGTTGCCTCTGGTGTTG